AAGGCTTCAAACTTTGCCTGTATGCCGTCAATAAAGCCTTGCACCATGTCCTTGCCCCATCCAAGAGCCTTTTCTTTCAGCTCCTTGAACTTGTTGGCGATGGCATCCTTCATCTCGATGATCTTCTCCGTCACCGCCTCGCTCATCGAAGCGACCTTGTCGGGTATGCCTTCAAAGACCTCACCGAGCCATGTGAGGATGTCGACCACTGTCTTGACTCCGTAATACCGAGCCTGGAAAGCTCCCACTATCACCATCAGAGCGGTGTAGATGACCTGTCCCACTGTCTGCCAATCTACCGCCCGAACAAAGTCCTGCATCGAGAGGATGACCTCGTGGATCACCGGAGCGACTGCCGTGCCGAGCTGATTCTTGAGAGCCTCGAACTGTAGCTTCATTGCATCGACTTCATCGTTGACCGCATTCATTGCTCCGAGGGTCTCACTGTCAAGCACATAGCCTGCTTCTCTTGCCTGCCGAGCATATTCTTTCAAAGCTCCGCTACCTGCAAGAATGAGAGGATTCAGCTGTTGCGCTGATTTTCCGAAAATGGACATGGCAAGTCCATCACGAGTGGCTTCATCGTTTATCTGTCCAAGAGCATCGATAGTGTCAAGGAAGACATCATAGGAGTCACGAAGACTGCCGTCTGAATTGTAGATGTTGACACCGAGCTTGCTGAAGGCATCAGATGCGGACTTGCTTCCGGTGCTTGCCGAGTACATATTCTTTGTCAGCTTTGTCAGCGAGCCTGTCATCGTGGAAACTTCCACATCGATGAAGGCACTCGCATACTGAAACTCCTGCAGAGTGTCTGTCGACAAGCCTGTCTGCCGTGCGAGAGTGTTAAGATCATCAGCGAGAGAGACTACATTGAGACCGAACTCGACCACTGCCTTCGCCATCTCTGCAAACTTGGAGGCGATGGTCTCAAGGCCTTTCTGAAGGACACCGGAGAGCAGATTCGCACCGAGGACATCGCCAAAGGTGAGTGTCGAATCGCTCGCCTTGTCGGTCTCCTCTGCGATGCCCTTGACTGCCTTTGCAGTGTTGTTCATCTGAGCCTGGGCATTGTACAGCTGAGCCTTCAGCTTATTCACATAGTCGCTGTTCTCGCCGTAGGCTTCGGTGGCCTTTTCGATGCGTTCCTTCAGGAGATCTATCTGCTTCTGATAGGACCGCTGGGTCCTTGAGAGAAGCTCAGTCGTCTTCTCGTTCTTCTCCTGGGCTGATGTGTTTTTATCGAATGATGAAGTGACAGCCTTCATCTCGGCATTCAATGCCTTTGTCTGTGTATTGATGGAGCTAAGAGCCGATTTGAACTCTTTTTCACCATCAAGAGTCAGTTTTATTTTCCGTTCGGAAGCCATTCTGTCACCTATCTTAGTTTCAAAATATCAAAGAAGTCAGAAGTCCTCTCGACCTCTGCACCGCCTTCGATGACTGCCTGACATGCCATCATGTCATACATCTCCCCGATGTCGGTCAAGAGGATCTCTTCCTTGCTCATACCGAGTCGCCTTCCGAAGTACAGGAACCACATGACCGAGTTGGTTATTGTTCGTTTCCTGCCTCCGGACTTGTTTTTTTTAGTGTTATCTCTGAAGCCTGTGAGGCTACTATGGCCGCTATGACTTCATCCTTCAGCTCACCCAGCACTGACTCTATCGGCAGTGTCTCCAGCTCCTCGACCGTGAGAGGTCTGTTCCTCCTGTAGTCAGGATCCATGAAGCTCTGCTGCAGCTCGTACTGCTTGTTCATGATGACCCGAAGGTTGAAGATCATCGTCATGATGACGAATGGATCCTCAGATGTAAGAACTGCCCCCAGCTCCTCGATGTTTCCGCCGGGGAGCTGCTGGGCGATTTCCTTGTAAGCTCCGACAGTCAGTTTAAACTGTCGGTCGATTCCGTATATGACCATATCTCTTTACCTTTTTAGCCGAGGATCGCCTTGTAATCTGTTATGGCAGCTGCCTCAGTTGTCTGCAGACTGCCCTTGTAGATCCAGAACCTGTCTGCTGTGTCATCTCTGAAGATGGAAGCTGTCAGCTCCTGTGGCTGGAAGGCGATGGTGTCTTCCTGTGTGGCCGCATCGAGTCCCGGAACATTGAACTTGCACTTTGGCAAGACTATTGCCTGATAGCTTGTCGCTCCCAGGTACATTGTCCTGACTACGAAGCCGACACCGATGAACGGAGCTTCGCTGTCACCGTAGCCGGTGAAGCCGTTTGTGTCAGGATCGCCGAGATTGTAGATGAGCTTCTCTGCAGCGGCGGAGAGTCCGTCAACTGTCAGGGTCACTTCACCGTCTGTGAAGATGCCGCCGGCACTCTCAGCTACGACATTGTCAGCAAAGAAGTTGACAGCATCTGCACTGTTGGCCGACAGAGCCACACTTACACCTCTTGCGAGATCCTGGCCGTTTGAATAGGTAACGGTGCTTCCGGTGTTGGAATAGACCGCTACATATGGCTTAGAAAAGCCTGTTTTAACATTTGCCATGTTCTAAACCTCTTTCATTTTGATTGAATAGATCTTATCTTTGACGGCCTTATACCGCCTTGATTCGTTCGCCTTGAAGCTCTTGTTGACAAACTTATAAGGCTTGTTTGTCGTGGATCCTGCATTCAGCGATCTTGCTATCAGCCGGTTTGCCTTGCCGTTGGCATTGTAGCCTGCAAAGCCGATCGTGGCAGTCACACCGTCAGCTGTTTTCTGAAACTTGAAGATCCTGAGTCCTTCCTTGAGTCCTCGCTTCTCGGTCTCCCTCAGTGCCGGCATAGGCATCATCCTGCCGAAGTAGTAACGGTCCGGGATGGTCGGCAGTGAGTCGATCTCTCGCTCAAGGCCTTCCTTCAGCACCGCTGCACCTTCCCACAGTCCTGCCTTTGCCACATTCTCCCAGCCCATTCCAAGCTCAGAGAGAAAGTCATTGATGAGGGATATCTCCTCAGCTTCGAGCCTTGCCATCAGCTGTTCTCCTTTACGACCATCTCGCAGGTGAAGGAATAATGCACCACTTTGGTGTCTTCCTCAAACTCTACAGCGGAAAGCTCGAAGGGTATCTCTCTGCTGTTGAAGAAGTTAAAGACAGCATCGAGCAGCTCATCGAACTCAGTCTGAGTGTAGACATCAACGGTGATGCTCATCAGCACCTCGCCCTTGCGGTTGTCACCGTGCAGAGCATCAGCTTCGCCGGTCTCGGCCCATACGATGAACGGAGTGGCCATCTGCGGTCTCCAATAGTGATAGACATTGTACTGTCCTTCCAGGGACCGGAGAGCCGTGCCAAACTCTCTCAAAGATGTCTGTATGCTCACCGCTCTACCTCCTCAATGTCGCTCACTCTCTCAAGGCTCAGGTCAGTGACTCTGAGATTGTCGTCATCAAACAGGTGCTGGACCTGTATGATCCTGTAATACTCACTGCCTATCTGCCGGAGCATGTTGGTCTGTATGCTGCGGTCTTCCCAGATACGGATGACATTGTCCACCTGCATGTTCACACCGGATGCCTCGAAGAACCTTCTGAAGGATACGGTGCGGAACTCGAAGAAGTGCTGTGAGTGGAGTGTCCTGGTCAGCTGCGGCATCAGTCCGTTTGTCCTGCTGTCGGTCAGTGTGTAGATATTGACGATCCCGTCATCATGTTTCATCGCTTGCCCCCTGGATCTTCTGAGAGAACAGGAGATTATTCTTCCGATAGCGGAGAGAGCGAGGCTCGCCCTCTCCTGTTTCTCGCTTGTTGTACAGATATGCCGCCTGCATCAGAAGGATCTGATAATACTCGGAGGAGCTATCCGCCAAGATGCCCTCACGGGCTATCATATCCTTCCGCGCAGACAAAATGTGTTCAAGGTACGAATCAAAGGCATCCGTCAGGATCTGTATCTGTAATTTTAAAAGCCGTAAAAGCTGTGCATCAGTCATCTTGGATGCCCCTTTCTCAGTTCTGAGGCTTCAAGGCCTCATAGAAATCTCTTGTTATTGTCCGATGCCCGACATGGCCCAGCGGTATGCTCGGATCTGCGATTATCTTGTAACCGCAGCTCCTCCGCCTGCAGCAGAAGGCGATGTCCTCGCCTGCTCTCGCCATCGGCGTGAACATGGCCATATGCGTGGCCAGCACATCGATGACGACAG